AGATATCCAGTGCGGATCGTATGATCGCGCCAGAGAATCAGAAAATGATGTCTGATCGCATGAACGCACGCCAGGTCATTACTCTTAATGCAAGTCACGCCTCGCTAGCCTCATGTCCTTCCGAAGTAGTAGCACTGATCCTTGACGCAGCGGCGGCAAGCACAAGCTGACTCATGTAGGGAACACTGAATCGGGAGTTCCACTGAACGGAGCTCTCGGTTTCAGCAAGCCATTGATAGGTAAAGGCTGCAGCAGAGCAGCCATACCGACAGCTTACCTCGCCAAGTCCAACAGCCATCCTTGGCACGGCGGTCAAGCCGCCTGCGCGAGATCCATCTGACAGAACTTGGAAATGTCGGTCGCGGTCACGCGCGAATCTGCGAGCAGTTCCGCCGGGCCGGTGAGCTTGGCGTATTCCTGGCCCAGCACCGCCAGCTCCTGCAGGAGGCCGAACTTGACGCGGCGAGGACGCAGCGCGAACGGCTCGCCCGACTGCGCGTCGTTCAGGCCAGCGATGAACAGTTCCAGCTCCTTCTGCGAGCCGTTGAGCATATGCACCGCCCGGCTCGGGCGCGGCGTGTAGCTAACCTTGATGCCGGTTGCATCGATCTTGCCGCCGCTCAGCACCTGGATGCCGTGGGGTACCAGCAGGTAGTCCGTGCCCGGGGCCACCTCGACGTCCCCCGCGGTCTTCACCGTCACGGGCTTGGTCAGGTCGGGCAGGTACTTGAACGGGATCAACTCCAGCGCAACCCCCTGAGAGGTATGCGCCTCGTCGGTGATCGCGGCGGTGGGCGCCACCTGGATGGTGGAGCGCGTCACCAGGGCGACATTCTCGGCGGTCAGGTCGAACATTCCGATGGAGGACGTCACGTCGGTGACGCGCTCGCGGACGTTGCTGTTGCCGCCGCCTCCCATGTAGTTGGGCAGCGTCTTGCGGTCGGTGGCGAAGCTGATGTTGAAGGTGTCGCAGTTGCCGAGCGGCAGGAACGGTTCCTGCGATCCGTACAGGCGGGCATGGATGATGCCCTCGCCGATGAACGAGCGGTCGATGGTCTGGAGCATGGGGCTCTCCTGATGGGTTCGGGTGGGTTACTTCTGGTCGCCGCCGGCCGGTTCGGCGGAGGCTGCCGGAATCGGCGCCTTGGCCTTGGCCTCGGTGGCGTAGCCCTTGCCCAGGGCATGGGCAGCTACGGCGGCGGTAACGCTGATGGCGCCCTTCGACGCCGGGTAGTGGGTCGCGTCGAGCCCCTCGCGGTAGTTGAACGGCCTGGTAACGATGATCTCGGGCATGGAGCCCTCCGGAAATGAAGAGGCCGCCCGGAGGCGGCCTGGTGGATGGGTTACAACTGCTGCGAGTAGCTGACCTGCAGAGGGATGGCTCGATAGGCCCAGCGCCGGCCGGGCTCGGGCAGGCGCACAGCGGATGCCGGAAAATCGACACGCACCAGGCCGGGCACCGTCAGCCCGGCCTTGTGGCCCTTGAGCACCCGCTTGATCGCCAGGCGCGCCTCGCGCAACGCCTGGGCGGCGTCCCTGCCGCGCGCCATCGGGACGATGTTCACGGTCCACTCCTCCACGACACTACCCGGCGACCGGTCTCGTTCCACGGTGTCCCCTTCCTGCAGGATGATCAGCCGTTCGGGCTCGTCGCTGTCCTCGGCGTCGAGCACCCCGGCCACCCAGTCCTCGCGGACGGTATCGCCGAACACCGGAACCGCGGCGAGCAGGTCCAGCAACTGGCCGATGACTGCGGTCTGTACATCGATCACGTCGCTCATTCGGGCACCACGTAGAAAGTGATCCAGTCGCCGTCGTCGGCATGGATGCCGTCGATGCGCCAGACCTGGCCATCGGAATCGAGGAACGCCCCCTTGCGATCAAGGGGCTGCAAGAACGCCTTGCGGCACGCAATGGTCCGGTACCGATCCAAGGCGCCGGCTTCCATGCGTTCCACGCCTTCCTCGACGATCACCGCAGCATTGCCGACCTGCCGGCCAGAACGGTCCAGGTAGCCAAACTCACCATCGCCGAGGACGTCGGCGATGATCTCGTCCATGTCGGCGACCAATTGGACAAAGCCAGCCACTACTTCACCAGCTTGATGACTGCGCGAGGACGGGTGCAAATATGCAGAGGGTTCGACTGCGCTTCGCCAGCCACGCCCTTGTTGAACGGCATGACCTCCTGCTTGGCGTAATACGGCAGGCCCAGGGTGTTGACGGTCTCCATGTAGTTGGCCGGCGCGAAGATGCTCAGGAACAGCTCCGGCACTCCGATAGGCACAAGCCGTGCCTCATCATCTGGGATGAAGGAGCGACCGCCCACCTTGCCGCGGTAGCGCTCCCAGATCACGCCGCCAAACTCGAACTCCTCGCGTGCATCACCGCGCAGTTGGGAGGCCTGCATGGTGTTGAGGTAGGTCTCCTCCACCGACTTGTGGGTGATCAGCGCATTCCAGAAGTTCTTCCCACAAAGCGCGCGCGAGCCGCTGCTGGGGATGTTGCCCAGGGCATCCTCCTGCGCGTCCAGTGCTTCGCCGGCCTTCAGGCGTACCTTGGTGGTCGCGCTACCTAGCTCCATCTGAACGACCTGAGCACTGATACCGAAGCGGTCGTAGAGGTCGAGCAATACAGTGCTGCCGTCGGCATCGAGAATGGTACCGAGCACCGCGCCCATCCGTTGGTGCTCGTGAGTGGCGTCGAGCTGACGACGCATCTTGCCCAGACGCTTGTTCACCACGTCCTGCACGGCCTGCAGCTCGGTTTGCTCGCCGAAGGCACGGATGCCTTGGATCTCGTCGGCGAGGATGGTGAAGGTCTGCGGCAGGTGCACGTTGTTGAACGGAATCAGCACGCGCTTGCTGCCGGTGACCACCAGGCCCGGCGCGCCACGATCGGCGGCCGGCACCAGGTGCAAGGTATCGCCGTCCTTCTCGATCTGCTGGGTGATGGTGGTGCTGCCCTCTTCCTCGAAGAGACCCAGAGCCGCCAGACGGCCAGGCACCTCGGGGGCTTCGTTGATCGCAGCGGTGAGGGACGAGACGCTGAACGCCTCGTCTTCGAAGACGTTGATGTCAGCCATTGTTTGCTCCATAGAAAATGAAAAGCCCCGCGGGTGCGGGGCTTCGGGAGGACTCAAAGGGGCCGGTCAGTACGGCGTACCGGTGCGGACAATGAGGTTGCGGGCCTTGAGGTCGCCACGGGCAGCGTCGTTCAAACCCGTCAGCGCCACATCGATCACCTCGGCCAGACGAGCAATCACGGTCACCGCCTGGGGATCGGGCGAGGCCGGCTTGGGCGCATACAGGATCGCCACCGCCACCTCGGTGCCATCTGTGGCCGCATCGTCGTAGGGCGCGTATTGGCCCGACGCCGTGACGATACCCAGCACCTGGCCGGCTGGCAGGGCCTTCGCGGTAGCGGCCAGGGTCACCTGTTCGCGGGAAATGGAACCGGCCCCCTCCGAGAGGAGGAACTCACCGGCGTGAAAGCCTTCGGTTTTGGTCATCATGCTTCTCCTTTCGAAGCCTTGGGTTTAGCGGTTTGGGCAGCCCGACGCGCGGCGTACACCTTCGACGGCGTCGCAGCCCTGGCCTTGCTGGGGGGCGTCGGATCATCCTCGAGCGGCGGGGTGTTGATGATTTCGCCGAAGCCGTTGCCAGCCAGCTTGTCGAACAGCCTGGCGCGTACGGCGTCTGGTTCGAGGCCAGCTTTCACATAGTCGGCGGCAAGTTCCGGCAGGCGCGCACTGACGCACAGATCGCGGACCGCCTTGGCCCGGATGACCGCTGCATCCACACTCGCCTCGTCTTTCAGGTCTCCAGACACGCTCAGGGCCTCCACGAGGTTACTGATACCGGCCTCCGAGCAGCTACGGATAATCCGTGCTGCCAGGGCGGCGGCAGTGGGTTGGGTTACAGGGGGTTCGGGGTCATGTTCAGGAACAGGGCCCGCTGTCGTTGCAGGTGTATCGCTCAGTGGCGGCTTATCGAGTTGAGCAAGCAGCGTTTGGGGAGTATTGCGGTACTTACGCAACGCACCGCCATCTCCCACCACCGCCTTCACAGCCACCCCGTCCAGCACTTCGTCGCACAGTCCAAGCGTCTTGGCCTCACTGGCCGTCAGCCAAGTCTCGTCCTTGATCATCTGCCGGAGCTCACCATCGTCGATCTCGGGCGCCTTGCGCTTGTAGGAGGCGACGATGGCTTCCAGCGTCTGGTCCAGCACCTCGGCCACCTTGCGCAGATCGTCGGCATCGCCGCCGGCCCAGGTCCAGGGGTTGTGGATCATCAGCATGGAATTGGAAGCCATCTCCAACCGATGCGCGCCGCAGGCCGCCACGCTTGCCGCACTCGCCGCCAGTGCATCGATGCGGGCGGTACAGCGCTCGCCCAGGCGGTTGAGCACGTTGTGGATCGCCAGTCCGTCGAATAGGTCGCCACCAATGGAGTTGAAAGCCACCAGCACTGGCGAAGAACCATCGTCGACGGCCTTCAGGTCCTGGATAAACTGGTTGGCCGTGATCCCCCAAGTACCAATCTCACCGTAGATGTAGACCTCGATGGCCTGGTCCGGCTCACCCTCGGCTGCAGCCTTGATGCGGTACCAGGTCTCGTCCTGGGGCGCCGGTACATCCGGGACCTTGTTGAAAATGTGCAGGCCGAGTGCAAGCGCCTGCGCACGAAGCGCTGATTGTTCGGTCATGGTGTTTCCTCATCGGCGGGATCCGGCGACCCCGGAGCCGTTGTGTAGTTGAGACCAAGCTCGTGGGCACGTGTCTGGTCTGCAGCGTTTTCTTCGTCGATGGTTTCCGCGTCATAGCCCTTGCGCAGCACTACCTCGCTACGCGAGGCCAACCCCGCCTGGATCTCTAGAACCTTGCCCTGCACGTCCTGCACTGGGTGTATGTACTCCCACCCCTGGGGCACCCAGCGAGTGCGCAAATACTCGCGCCGTCGGCGTGCGTAGTCGGGTAGATCCAAGGCACCGGATAAGTACGCCATGTCCATCCACGCCGCCCTCACCGGTCGACAAAGCTGGTGGATGTAGACGCTGAACTGAAGCTGTTCCAGGCGCCGGCGAAACTCGTTGAGCACTACCCTGATCACCCGGTCATTTACGTTCCTCAGATCGCCGGTGAACAGCTCGTAGGGCACTCCAGTTCCCATCGCCGCAGCCTGGAGTTGCTGCCGCATGAAGTCCGGATAGTTGTTACCAGCCTCCGGCGGCTTGGAGAACTCCACTTGCTCGCCTGGCAGCAACTCCTGCATGGTGCCCGGCTCCAATCCCACCATCGGCGTGAAGCCGTCACCGTCCATACGCACCGGTCCACCGTTGATGGGATCGATGGGAGGCAAGTCGCCTGGGCTCGGCCGAGTAATGAATCCGGCGAACAGATTGGCTACCTCCTGGCGGAACAGCACCGCGTCGTCGAAGTTGTCCAACGAGCGCAGCCGCAGTAGAACCCGAGACAGTCGGGGAACCCCCCGCAACTGTCCTGCCTCCAACGGCTCGAAGACGTGTAGTACCTCGCTGGCCGGCACCCGCACCAGTTGGTTGTAGCCCGCCGCCATCACTGCGCTGTCGCCGGGGTGACGCCGATACATCCAGTACGCCACCCGCTTGCCCAGGGCGTTGAACTCAATGCCGGCCCGGATCAAATTACCGTTGCGTGCCACCTCGTTCTTCTCGACCGGAACGAACTCGGCAGGCAGCAATTGCAACTGCAACGGCACGGCTAGGTCGTCCTCCGGCCGCCTCGGGCGCAGACGAATAAAGCACTCGCCGCTCTCCTCGACCATTCGCGCCGCCAGTGCCTGCTGTCCATAGAAGTCGGTCCGCTCGTCGGCATCCGACTCGTCGGTCCAGTCCAGCCAGAGCTCCAGCAACAACCGCCGCAGCGCCTTGTCCTGAGTCGTCGGCATTGGCACGATGCCGGAACCAATGAGGTTGCTCACCCGCGTGTCGATCGCACCACCCGCGTAGGGGTCGTTGCGCGTCGCAGCTCGGGAGCGCTTGCGTAGCAGTGGCAGTGCAGGGAGCGACAAGGTATTGATCGAGCCCGGCGGCGCATCCCAGTTCTGCGCGCGGCGGCCTGTTCCGGCACCGTCATAGCTGTTCTTAATCCGGTCTGGAAGCATGAAGCCCGCCCGGGTCAGATGAGGATACCTGGCCATCACACCCCCTTCCCGGCAGGGTACAGCCGACACACCCGGGAGCGCCGACCACTGAGCGCCGACTCCTGTCCCGCATCTGCCACGTACTGGCTTTCCAGCATCCGCAGACTCGCCAACTGCGCGCGCTCAAGCTTGCGACCATCCTTGGTGATGGTCTGCCCCTTGGTGAGAATGTCATGGATGGCCGCGCGCACATCCGCCAACCGTTGCTGCGCTTCGGTCATATCCGCCTCGCGTGGTTATCGACGTTGTTTCAGATAGCCGCTGCCGGTGCTGCGGCGTTTGCTTGTCACCACAGGCGATGGAGCCGTAACGGCTGTGGATGGAACCTCAAGCACCAGGCCGAAGCGCTGCTGCGCCACACGCAACATCGCCAGGGCGCCGACCACACAGTCCAGCGCCTCGTTGCGCCTTCCCTTGTCATCCCAGCGGTACACCCGCTTGCCCTTCTCGATCTTCATCACTTTGGTTTCCGCGGTGAGCTGCTTGAGCTCGCTCTCATCGCAGATGTCGTCGTTGGCCGGCAGGTGCAATACCCCAGGCACGATGGCGCCGGGTTGGGGCTGCAGCTTCAAGCGGCTGTAGATCAGTTCCTTGGCGTTGTCCGTGCCGATCATGGTCAGGTAGACGCCATCCTTGTTCTTCTTGCGCGGGAAGTCGGCAATCGGCTTGTCGTAAACACTGTGCCCCTTGGTCGGTATCACCCAGAGAAGACCATGCTTCTTGCTTTCGGCGTACACATCATCACGATGGTGGCCGCCCGAATCCCATCCCCACAGGGCC